CGGCCATGGCATCGGTGGCAGCGGCTACCGCTTCCATCGTCGGCAACATCCAGGCGGTAAGCGTTTCCGGCATGGCCCATGACGGAATCGACGCCGTTCCGAAAACCGGGACATGGCTGCTGGAAAAGGGAGAGCGTGTCCTGACCGCAAACACCAGCGCGAAACTTGATAAGCAACTTGAGCAAACGAAGGCGCAGGAGAGCAGCGTGCGCATCATCAATGTTATGGACCCGGCTGTTGTCGGCGACTATCTCGACACTCCCGCCGGGGAGCGAATGATCATGAACGTGGTACAACGGAATCAGGGGGTATAATGACGCATCTCATCGGAACCGTAACGGATTCAGCTCAATGGGCGCATTGGGAGTTTATCAACCTCATCAAAGACCAATTGACCGGGGCGTCGGATAGTGTGTGGACGGTTCTTCGCTACGACATCTCCACCGATAATCACGAGCTTATTTTGATGGGCGAAGGGTTGACCGGATCGGAACAAATTTACGTCGGCTATCGCTCTTATCAGTCGTCAACGTCGGACTATTACAACATCCAGTGTGCGACAATGACCGGGTATGTCGCCGGGAACACCTTCGCGACTCAGCCTGGGATTGCCATATCATCTATCTGTGCGCACAACCAGACGATTGATTATTGGCTGGTGTGGAATGCGCAGCGAATCATGTTCGCGCTTAAGGTCGGCACGCCCGTTTACGAGTTCGCCTATAACGGGAAATTCACTCAGTACGCCAGGCCTAGCCAGTATCCATATCCTGTCGCGGCCATCGGCACTCTTGTCGGATCACCGGCTACGCGGTTTTCCGACACGGCATCGACGCATACGATAGGAGCGATGACAGGTTCGACGCTCCGAAACCAAATGCGCATACGTCGTCACGATGGGGCGTGGTTGCAGGCCCGAACCTACCCATACAGCATCCCCGCTATCGCCTCGCAATCCCGTGACACGGAAGGATTCTACCCGCTGATGCCGATTGAGCTGATTGAAGATGGAGTTGCGACTTACGGATGTCTCGACGGCGTGTTTTACGTCAGCGGATTCAACAATATTGTGGAGAACACAATCACTGTCGGCGGGGTCGTTTATGTCGTAATCCAGAATGTGTTCAGAAATGGATTTGAAAATTACATGGCGATAGAGATGGAGGAATAGAGTGGCCTATTATAATGGGACAGTTGCGAATCTTTCCGGGCTGCTTGCCGCCTTGACAACCGCGTGCGTTACGGACGGATGGACATACGCCGGGGGAGAGTTAACCAAGCACGGGTGCATTTTCCCAATCTCGGTTGACACCTATTCATCGCCATATACACGGCTGCGGATGCAGATCAAGAGTCCTACTACAAGCAACTCTTCAAGCCTAGCGTCTATCAGGGAAATGTCGACAGTTTCCATTTCCTATCCAGCCGAATATCATATCTTTTCCTTCGACAGGGAGGTTTATTGCATCCTAAATATAGCTCCTGGAGAGTATGCTTGGTTGGCATTTGGTTGCTCAAGCATAAGCGTTACAGGTTCAGGGGCTTTCCTAGCTGGATCATGTGGATCGGCAACAAAAACAACACTTGAATACAACAACCCGATGTTTTTCCGGAGCGGTTCTACCAATACGTCACAGATCAGTTCAAGTTTTTTCCATACCGGGTTTTCTTACCCACTGGAGTTCTACCCGGGGACAAGCAACATTTCTCTTCCGCTTGGAGCATTTGGTTGGTACGAATCGACATACGGCATAGGGACGACTCAACCAAACAATTTCAGCGGAGAGTCGATCCTTACCCCTCTGCAAATATGGGCGCAATTCTCCGCGTCTAATCACTGCCTTGTCTTTGTGTCCGATCATGCCAGGTATTTGAGGATTGACAACTACGAGGATGAACAGATCATCACCTACGGGGCAGACAAATGGATGATTTTTCCATTCATGAAAAGGAACTCAGCGAGTCGGTCAAACGTAAACCCCTATCATGAGAAGTCCTCTGGCACTTTCGGTTGGGCAATCCGATATGAGGGGCCTTAACCTTGGCCGCGATTGACGGTTTTCTTGTCGAAGAATCACTCGGAGGGCACGACAACGCCGCGAACATGACGCCGATGGACCCGTACGACCCGGCGCTGTACCTGGATTTCCAAACGGTTATCGGGTACGACGCGACCCCGGCGGCGATCCTCGGGCAGACCGTATATGCACTCGGTGATCAACCGGCATTTGCGATTAACGGCTTCTTGGTCAACAGTTTCGAGTCCGACTATTACGACCGCATCCACATTACACCGGACCTGTTCAACGTTGGCGCACTACTGACCGCGCAGCAGCGTGATTTTACGGTTTGGAATGCCTACCGCGTTCCGAAAACCTTGACATCGATCACCGGGCAAAGCGTCGAAGGCATTGCGCTGTTCGATTCCAACCCGCCGCCTACCACTTTTGCGGCGACCGAAGAGCGGTCCTATTCTCTCACCGTCGACCCGGAAGGCCCGCCGCAGATCGATGGCCGGTATCTGTTCGACTTTGTCGGCGAGTCAGTCGATTCCATCATCCGCATCATCGGGCAGCGCGTGGCGATATTCCCGTTTATTCCGACTCCTGATTTTACGGAAACTCTGGAATGGCTGACGGAGATTGCTTCCACCAGGGTCGGTGAGCAGCGAATGGCGATGAGGGACGCGCCGCGCCAGTTCTTCGACCTTCGCTGTTATCTTGACAACCGGGCGCAGTCTCAATTCAAGGTTCTTGCGAAAGCATGGGCACACAATCAATTCGGCGTGCCGGTCTGGATCGAACACACGAAAGGCGTTTCGGTTGCATCCGGCGCCAGCGTGATTTACGTTGACACGACCATCTCGGATTATCGGCCCGGTGGTCTGGCCATCATATGGGAGTCTGTCGACCGTCACGAGGCGGTAGAGATTGATCAGGTTTTCGCCGACCGCATCACGTTGGCGCGGACGACACTGGCATCGTATGCCTCGGCTATCGTGGCGCCGGTCGTCTTCTCCGTCGCCATTGACGGGCTGAATCTCGACCGCATCGACAGGATGAACGCTTTCGGCTCCGTCAAATTTATGGCGATGAAGAACGAAGCGTACCCTCTGACGCCATCAACGATCTACAAAGGGCGGGACGTGCTGACCGACGAAAATTGCATCGTTGGATCGATCACGGAACGTCTGTATCGCCCGGTCATCGAAGTGGACAACGGGCAGGGACCGGTGGTAATCGACACCGCGCAGGATTACACCGGGCACTCGCAAACGCTCGGACGCATCGCGACAGACCGCGCGGCAATATGGGCGCTTCGTCGGTGGCTGCATTACCGGCAAGGAAAGCAAAAGTCGTTCTGGCTGCCAAGCAACAATTCGGACATCGTTGTGACCGGGCAAGTCACTGAATTTCAAACGACGCTGGACACGGAAAACGTCGGCCTCGGTATTTATGGAGAGTTCCCTATATCGATCCGAATCCAGTCTGTTCATGGAACTTTTTACCGCGATATCACCGACGCATCCGCAACCGCCGTAACGATAGATTCGGCCATCGGAGAGCATGCCGTAGAAGATTTCATTTTGATCGACTTCATTACGCTTGTGCGACTCAACTCCGACCGCATCACGATCAACTACGAGGCCGGAAGAGTCGCGAAAACCACCATTCCACTGATGAGCGTGAACGATGACCTTTGATGATCTCGACCATAGCACGCAGGACGGCCAGCCGGTTCAGCTTTTCGAGTTTGTTACCGGGGCAAGCGTTGCGCGATTCGCCTCTTGCGCCGAAGACGTCGGCACCGCGCCAATCATCTATTCCGCCTCTGCGGTAAAAGTCGGAACCATGCGCGCCGGGGAGAACATATTCAAGGACTCGATCAAGATCATCTTCCCACGCTCTGACATTTTCGCGAAATATTACATCTGGAACTCGCCAGATACAGCAACGACCGTGACGGTGAAGCGCTGGCATCGCGGATTGGCGACCTCTGCGGCGATTGTCGAATGGAAAGGCCGCATCGTTTCGGTTACGACCGGAGAGACGACCATCGCACTGGAATGCGAGTCGATATACACCAGCCTCAAGCGTATCGGGCTGGCGATGCAGTTTGAAATCAGTTGCATCCATCCCCTCTATGCCGGGGGCTGCGGAGCCAGCAAGCCAGCAATGCGCCATGATACGACCATCGTATCGGCGGGGGCGGAAACGGTCGAGGTCGCATCCCTCTCGGCATTTGCAAATGGTTGGTTTTCTGGCGGCTTGATCGAGTACGCCGGGGATGCACGGTTTGTCCTCAACCATTCCGGAAACATTCTCAGGCTTGCCTCACCAATGACATCCTTGAGCGCCGGGGATAATGTGGCGCTTTACCCTGGGTGCGACAAGACGACGACGACGTGTCTCTCAAAATTCAACAACATCGACAACTACCTCGGTTTCCCTTGGATGCCGAACCGCAACCCTTTTGACGGCACTCCAATCGCCTAGGAGCACTCATGGTCTGGCCCTATATCGTTGCCGTCATCGTTGCATTTGTCGCAGCCGTCCTTCTCGCTCCAAAGCCGAAAGACGCCAAGCCAGCTGGCATTGATGAGATCCGTGCGCCTACGGCAAAACTCGGACGGGAAATCCCTGTGCTGTTCGGGAAGCGGCTGATCATGTCGCCCAACGTCGTCTGGTATGGAGATTTCCGCGTCAAAGCAATCAAGAAAAGCGCCGGCATGTTCAAGGGCAAAACGACCGTCGGCCACCGCTACTGGCTTGGCCTGCATATGATCCTCTGCCATGGCGTCCAGGCTGGCGACGTTATGACAATCAGCAAGGTCAAGATCGGCAATGCTATCCCTTGGTCAGGATCAAGCAATGGTGGGCGTCTATCTATCGGCGGCATTGGCGAGATTGATTTCCTTACTGGAGTTTCCAGCCAGGGGCGAAACGATTATCTGCAAAGAGTTTTCGGCACAACCGACATCCCGGCTTTCCGTGGCGTGGCGTCTATCGTCTGCCGTCAGAATTATATCGGAGAATCTCCCTACCTGGAAAACTGGGCATTCGAAGTGAAACGGATAAACGCCAGCTGGCAACCGTCGCTTGCCGAGATCGGAATCAATGGCGACATGAACCCGGCGCACATCATCCGCGAAGTCCTGACCAACTCGCGTTGGGGAATGGGCTACAACACTGCCGACATCGATGATGCTTCCTTCGTGGCCGCCGCTCAGACGCTTTACGATGAGGGATTCGGGTTGTCTCTCGTCTGGGACCGGGGAACGGAGATCAACGACTTTGTGCCGGAAATTCTTCGACACGTTGACGGATCCATCTACATCGACCGGACTACCGGGAAATTCAAAATCAAACTGATCCGACCCGACTACGACGTCGATCTGATACCGTGGATTGGCGAGTCACAGGTCGTCAAGGTAGGCGAGTTCAAAACAAAGGCGAAGACCGAAACGGTCAACACTGTTGCGATCACCTACCACAACCGCGAAAGCGCGGACTCTGGCAGCGTTACCGTCCAAGACCTGGCATTGCACGCTAAGGCCGGGGCGACCGTAGCGTCGACGCTGGAATATCCTGGTATCACTGATCACACCATCGCAACGCGGGTTGCGTGGCGAGACCTGCAATCCCTGTCCAGGCCGTTCGCCTCGTGCACTATCGACGCAACCAGGGTTGCGGCCAATCTCAACCCAGGCGATCCGTTTGTCTTCTCTTGGCCGCGCTACGACATCGAGGAGATGGTCATGCGCGTTATCGCCGTCGAACACACCGGGCAGATTGTGCGCATCGAGGCGACCGAGGATATCTTCGGCACCGTGTATTCGGCATTCACTTCTCAACAGAGTTCCGGGTGGGTGCCGATAACGAGCGCCCCGGCTGCTGTGACAGTCTCGACCGCGATAGAGGCGCCATACCATTGGCTCTACAACAACATCGGTCAGGTCGACGCTGACGCGGTTGGGACGGGTGGGCACATCATCGTTACGGGTGCGCCGCCGTCCGGGGATTCTGGCGAGGCTGATCTGTGGGTTCAGACAGGCGGCATTTACGTCGAGGCCGGTGATATCGAGTTTTGCCCCGTGGCGGAACTGGCGACAGCTGCAACCATGACGGCCACCACGTTCAGTGTCACGGGCGGGGTCGACCTTGACATTGTGTTGCCCGGATCATGGGCGGTTATCGGGACCGAGATTGTTCGCATCGACTCCATCGTCGGAACTACCGTTACCGTTGGCCGGGGGTGCCTTGATACTGTTCCGGTCGAACATGCAACCGGGACGATGATCTATTTTGGATCGGCAACCTACGAGTCGCACGGAATCCTCTACCAAGACGCGACAACCACAAAGGCCAAGCTGCTTACCGTGACGCCGACAGGGACGCTGGACATATCATCGGCGCCAGAGATTACGGCGACCACAAACAAGCGGGCTATCCGCCCTTACGCACCTGGGAGGTTGCGCATCAACGGGGAAGTGGCACCGGCAACCGCTGCCGATGATATCGTGCTGGACTGGCACCATCGCAGCCGGGTGGCGCAGACCTCGCCCACGCTGGCCGACTCCGAGGACGCTGTTGATTACGGGCCGGAGGCCGGGGCGGTTTACACCATCGATATTTACCGCACCGATACCTCGGCGCTGCTGTTCGCGACGACGACATCGGCCAAGACGGCCACTATTGCCGCCCTGGATATCGGATATATCGGGGAGATCGAGATTGTTGTGGGGGCATCACGCGACGGCCACGCTTCGTGGCAGAGTCATTCCCGCACTCTGACTTACGACGGCGCATCATCTGTTTAAGGAGATAAACGATGCTCGAGAAATTATGGTACTGGCTGCTTGGCGATAAGTGGGGAAGCAGCGTCGGAGGCATTATGGTCGGAGCCGCTACCGGCGCCGCGGCAACCGCTGCGGCGGGGAACGTGGATCAAGCATCCCTGACCGCTGGCGCCATCGGTGGCGCGGCATCGGCGGTAGCCGGAATATACGGACGCAAACATGGCGATTGATGTGCCTCTCATCCAAATGGGGAATGTTCCAGAGCTTGGCGATGGATGGCGCATTCTTATCAAGCCGCTGACCTGCCCAATGTGGCCGGGGTGGGAGGGGCCGGAGGAAGTCCCGGCAAGGTACCTTTGGAATGGACATTCAAGCGGGATTCTTTCTCCCCTGTTCCCGCGATGGAATCATCCAATCGCATCATGCAGGCACGATTGGCGATGCTCCGTTGCACGGAACAGCGAGGAACGTAAGTGGGCAGATAGAGAGTTTCGGAAAGACGTCGGCAAAACATCCTGGTGGATCACCGCGCAGATTGGCTACATCGGCGTGAGGGTCGGCGCCTTACTCGGAATCGGAAACGAATTTTAACGCTACCCATGCCTCGGCGCGGTCAACTCCCTCCTGCCGCGCCGGGGAATTTTTACCTAAATAAATAAGCCCCTGGCTAAGCGCTTGGGGCTTTTGTTTTTTGCAAAAATGTTTTTTTCAAAACTGCAATTTTTTTCTTGCAAATGTTTTTTATTTAGATATTATCCAAACAACGGCAAACGAAAACATGGCACGAACAAACAACAATAAGCGCACGGTATCACGGAAGCGAGGAAAAGCAATGGGCAAAAACGAAAATCTTTTGACGACGGAAGAGGCAGGGAATGTGCTCGGCATGTCTGAGCAAACTCTGCGGATCTGGCGGATGGAAAACAAGGGTCCGTCTTACATCCGGATAAACCGCTCCATCCGCTACCGCCGCGAGGACCTGGACGAGTTCGTAGCGAAGAGAACCGTGGGAGGTGAACAATGAAAAAGGGAAATAACAAGTTGACAGAAAGCCAGCGCAAAGATCTTCGCGAGTTCTTGGATGCTATCAGGAGGATGGTGAGTTATGAGTAAACGGGGATG